GTTTGGAGTTCGTTCATTCCATTGAATTCCAACTTTGTTTATATTTGACTGCTTGGTTTGCTTTCCATGCAGTATTCCCTTACTATCACTTCTTCATGGTTGTCCTGGGGTTATGGTCCTACCTCGTTTTACCCCATTGGTTTATTCCTTATGTTGCTTGGGCTTATCAAGCTGCCTATCCTGTACTTTGGATTCTCTATTGCAGCCTTTATGGGGGAGTTGGGCTGGTTATTATCCACATCGCCTGGAGGATACGTTCCTCCTATTATGAGACCTATACCCGTCACCCCTCAATGGCTCGCTATGTTCAGTTCAAGGACGTTGTGCAAGGTATTATTTTGAAAGACCTCAATGAAGATCAATTACGTGATCTTAAAACACCTTACAATAAGTCCCTAAAAATCTCCCTCCCATTGACCAAGGTACTTAATTTAGCTCATGCAATAGTTACACATTTTGTCATGCCCCAATTTGTCCATAGCGGTTTTGAGTTTACTAGTGAGTTTGTCCGTACCACTCCTAGTATGATGAAGAAGACTGTCGTTAACACCTTACATGCTCTTTTTGTACGTCAGTGCGGTCATTATCATCGAGCTAATAAGGTAATTCAAAAGAAGTTTATCCGCTACGCCCAAGGGGTCATGGATCGCGAGATAATTCCTCATGTCCTCCAATCTCAGCGATTCTATTCAATGGAAGAACATTTGAATAAGTATGACTCCGGCAAACGTTTAGACTACGAACGATACTGGGCTGATTTTAATGAAAACTTTGGGATTAAGTTGACTGCCGAATGTATGCAGAAAGGAAACGAGTTGTCCTACTTGGATGCGCCCAAGCCCCGTTTTCTTTTTAACCCCAGTGGAAGTGTCAAAGTGCTAGGTACCTACATGAATGCCTATTATCTTAGTATCTTAATGACACAGCCTTGGCTAGGGGTTGGCCTGAATACTCACCAGACAGCTGATCGTATTGCAAAGGTCCGGAGGCCAATTCGGGATAGTATCCCTGTTACCTGGGACGGCTCGAATCATGATGGCCATCAGTATCAGGAGTTGATTGATGGTGTAGATGGCTATTTCTTCAAGAAGACGTTTGCGCACGTCTTGCCACATTTGACATCTTTGCCCCCGGGCTTGTACGACCAATATATGAAGATTTTGGTTGCCTCATCTACAAAATTCTTCATCTCATACAAGCGTGCCGGAGTTTTTATTCGCCTTATCAACGGCGTAATTAAAGGGACAACTTTTTCAGGCCACCCTACCCGAACGACTCTAGGGAACTCTCTCCGCGTTTATCTTTATGCACGTTTTGTTGCTGCTAGAGCTGGTGTCCCTGTTGGAGTTATTGTTGCAGGAGATGATGTCTTATGTTTTGTGAATAGGAAGCAGTTGCCTCGTTTCCGTAAGAATTTTTGGAGCTGCTACATTGATGGAGCAAAAGTACAGCCCAAGGATAAGTGTACTCATGGTTTGGGTCAGGTCGCTAAGGACTATACGGAAAGGTTCGACCAAACTATTGACTTCCTATCCAAGTATGGCATGATATACCATGATGAGGTTATTTTTAATCGGAGGATTGAACGAGCGTTGTTGTCGGGCAATGACACTATGAAGGTGAATAAGAAATTCACCATTGCGCATTACAACTGGAGCATCACACAGGGTTTGGCTTCTTGGGCCCGGTGCTGGCCTGTGATCTCTAAGTATGTGCAATGCCGTGTTGCTGAAATTGTGCATTGGACGCCTTCTAAGTGGGGGCGTGTTTCCAGGACATTGAAGCGATCAATTAGAGAAATGTTTGGTTATTCCTGGGCGCATCAGGTTAACCATTATGATTATACTAAGGTTTCGGACAGTTTTTACCTTATGTTTAATCCGTATGTGATCGGTCTTATGGAAGACGATATTCGTTTCTCGCCCCAATACTTAGACATGTTGTATACACGGGCCCCATTGAAAAATCTTTCTTTATCTAAACAACATGAATCAACGACAGCAACCCTCGAAAAAACAAAAACGACTTGCTCGCAACCGACCCGTGCCAAGACGCGGTCGCAAACAAAGGCCGCAGGGGCGGCCTAATAGGGGCCGTGGGCCTCTAAATCCATATAACCCAGTAACCCAAGTAGCCATCCCCATTAGTATCAAGAACCAGAATTCAAAACCAGTCATCATTACCCATTCTGAGTTCTATGGTACCATTTCTACTACGTCCACTGGCTTTACTTTACAGAAGGACATAGTAGTTCAGCCCGGTCTTAACTCCACCTTCCCCTGGCTGTCTAATATAGCGCTCCTTTATGATAGGTACCGCTTCTTGAAGTTAGAACTTGAATATATCACTTCGTGCCCCACAACTACCTCAGGCACAGTATATATGGCCTTTGACCCTGATGCACTTGATCAGGGCCCTTCATCCACCTCCGATATGCTTCAATATAAGGTCAATTTACAGTTCTCGCCGTTTCTAACCCAAAAGATGGCTATTGGTAAGTCTGTAATGAATAAGATTCTGTATACCAGAGCTCCAGCACAACCACTAGGTAATGCAGATCTTAAAACTTACGACTTGGGGTTATTTTATGTTACCACTGACAATACGGTTAGTGGTGTTGCACTAGGCACAATTAGGTTGAATTACACCATTCAATTGATGGATCCGCAGCCACGAGCTGATAATAGCATAGGCGGTTCATTGCAATATGCCGGCTCAACCTCTTATACCTTTAACGCTTTGTACTGGAACACAATGCCTAATGTTGCAACAGCGTCCGGCGTGGCTACAAGTACCATGCAGATCAAGGCCACCGGTACGTATGAATTTTGGTGGTTGAATACCACCAACACTACAGTGGGCACTCCGACTTATACAGGTGGATGTTCACAAACCAATGCCACTGTAGTGGCTAGTTCCAGCCAGGTCATGGGGATCTGGTACTTCACAGCTAATGCACCAGGCACTTTTACGTTCCCACCTAATGGGACCTCACTTTCAGTCTTGGTTAAGACATCTTAAGTGCCCTTTTTACAGTGCTGGTCTACTGATTGGTGCTTAGCAACTACTTCTTGTTCACTCAGCCTTTGTGGCCTGTAGACGGTACACCATTGTCACATGGTGCTGTCTATGTGTATCTTGCGGGACCTTTATGGTTTCGTATTCCCCCCGAATCAAAGGGGGCGTAGGTGAACACCTTAGAGAGTTCCATGAACTTTCTCTGGGGGAGACATGTTTGGTTACATGGGGTTTTTGAGTAGATCCTTTGAAAACTCTTATATCTTTTCACGTCTAGGTTCTTGCAGAAATGCAACGGGGGGCATAGGGAGTCC